GCGTCACCAAACGTAAGTTCAGTTCCACCTGCATTTACTACAACTGCTTTTTCAGCATTCGCACTTAGGTTACTGACGATGTCAGCTAAATCTCTGGCTTTACTCATCGGTTACTCCGTAGGTTTGTAGCCAGTTAAGGCAGTTGCTTCAGCTTGTGTCAGACCTAAGTCTAGTAGCTTTTGATTACCATTAGCTTGGTCAGTTGCTTTAGCTTGTTGTTCAGCTTCAAATGTTGCAATTTCTTCAGCAGTTGGCTCATTAGATGTAAATGTGTTTCCATCATAACTAAATCCAATTTTAACTGTGTTATCACAATCAACCCAATCCATAGTTGGTGTAACTTCAAATTCAGTTGCTTGAACATCTACTACTTTATTTTCAAATATTAATGCTTTCATTATTTATACTCCTCTATATATACAAAACCATCTCCACCTGCTCCGCCATTAACACTTCCGCTGTGTTCACCGCCTCCGCCTCCACCAGAACCTTTTTCTCCTGCAGAACCAACTCTTTGATGACCACCAAATCCGCCACCACCCCAAATTGAAGGTGCTCCAGACCTACCTGTATCAGCAAAATTAGCGTTATCGTGACCATCTATTCCAGCTGTTCCTTTTAAATTTACATCTCCACCAGAACCAACACCAGGAACTCTTTCATCACCAATAGCACCGCCTCTGTTTCCACCTTGTCCACCAGTAGCTGAACAGTAAGAACCAAAAGATGATGTTCCTCCATTTCCGCCTTTACCAGAAGTACCACCTGCACCGCCAGAACCAATAGTAACTGAAACAGTTGTAATTGATGTTGCGTCTAAAATTTCTATAGCAGTTCCACCAGAACAACCGCCACCGCCACCTGCATTAGAAGGTGTACCAGATGAACCACCTCCGCCTCCTGCACCAGTAACATAAACTTTAATTTTGTTTATTCCTGCAGGTTTAGTGTAAGTACCACTTGATGTAAAAGATTGGATAGATTGTAAGCCACCACCTGCATCTCCAAATTCTAATGCAGAAGCACCTGTATTTACTTTTACAACTTGACCTGCTGTACCTAGAGCAAGGCCAGAAGCCCAAATGCCCGCAGCTCCACCTGCCATTTTATTCCAGTAAGTAGTGTTTACTGTTCCACCTGTTGATGGTGTTTGTCCAGATGCACCGCTTGCGTTGACATAAATATATGAACTTACTTCGCCACTATCGGTAAATTGGACAACATCTTTGCTTTCGTAGGTAGTTCCCGCTGCATACGTTCCCTTCCATACTAGGGCAACTTTGCCCAAATCGATTGTAGCCATTATTTTCTCCTTGTTAGACTGTTGCTATTAAGTGACCATTGGCATCTAAAGACCATGTGAAGCCAGTGGCCGCATATAGCACATCATCGAAAGCACTATATGTTGCAGAATTGATATTATCTACTCCGCCATTCGTTGTAGTGACTATTAGTGAATCTAGGATACCGTCACTGTTAGTATCGCTTAAATTAAATCCGTATACTTCCGCAGAACTTGCGTTAGCATATTCCAAAGCATTGCCCGCTGAGTTAACAACAATAGCTTGCCCTGCTGCACCTAGCGTTGATAGACCAGTTCCACCTCGACCTGTTGAGAGTGTGCCAGATGTAATGTTAGATGCATTAAGGTTAGCCACGGCAAACGTGCCGTAGGCAATAGCATCTACGATATCACCAATTTGTAATGTGTTAGCAAATACTAAACTTGAGCCAGAAGTAACAGTTACGTCTGACCCGTTTCGCATCTTCACGCCATTTAAAAATACGTCAATAAAATTTGCATCGTATGCTAAATTATTTCCGTTATTATCATTTCCTGTTAATGTTGTACCTGCACTGGAAACTGTGAATTGAAAGCGGTCAGCCGTGCCATTAACGGAACTACCCGCAGACTGCCAACCAGAACCGCTTGCATAAACTTTTAGAATATCTGAACTGGAATCAAAGTATAGCATACCATTTGCTAGAGCTGCACCTGTTCCTGTTGCTGTCGGGGCAGTGCCAAAAGCACCTAAGTACGTTTGACTAAAAGCATTAACATTAGTAAGGTTAGTTGCTACGGTATCAACATTGGTAATAGAACCACCAACTAAACCTACGTTAGTGTTAGCATTAGCAACGATTGTAACATTGCCATCATTGTTTGCGACAGTTGTTACATCGGAATCAATAACTGCAACCTTTGTTACATTGGCATCATTGGTAGCAACGGTAGTTACATCAGCATCGATGTTAGCCACCTTAGTTACGTTACCATCAATATTAGCAACCTTGGTTACATTAGCATCAATGTTAGCTACTTTCGTTACGTTAGCATCAATGTTTGCTACTTTAGTTACGTTAGCATCGTTTTGACCAACAAGGTCAACATTGGCGATACTGTTAGCAACTGTGTCAATTTCAGATGTAGCTTCATTAAGGTCATTAGCTACTGTCTCAACTTCGGAGATAGCTTCGTTCAAATCGTCAGCTACTTTAATAACTTTAGCAATATCTGTTGCTACTGTGTTTACGTTATTAATGTTTGTAGCTACAGTATTAACATTTGCAATGTCGTTTGATACGTTAGTAATTTCTGTAGTCTTGCCAGATACATTAGATATCTCTGTATTTATACCTGCGACTGTTGTTAAATCTGCTTTATTAGATGGTGATAACCATACTGTTTCTAGATAATTCTTTGTAGCAACGTCTTGTGCATTAACAGGGTCAGCTACGTTTGTAAGTCTTAGGTTGCCCGCAGTCCATTGGAAGTTACTGGCATCAACACCAATAACGTCATTAGCTTTGTCAATAGACTCTTGAGACATAAAGAAAGCTTGTTGTGAATCTGTGTCCAAGTCACCTTCGGTAAGAACTGAACCTTCTGCATAGTCAACCAATTTAGAATCTTGGCTAGTAGCACGGGTAATCTGAATGGCTGTACCAACGGCAGGAGCAGTGTTAAATATAATTTCTGTACCCGCTGCATTCCATGTAAAAGCAGATGTAGCGATTCCGTTTAGCGTAACTGAAATATCGGCTTGGCTACGGTAAGTAAACCCTAGTGGGTAGTTAGTTGTACTGCCCGTTTGCGTAAATCGTACAAAGCTGTTTGCCATTTAGTATTCTCCAGTTCTTTCTAATAAGGGAAGTGATTAGGGCTTTTCGGGAAGAAATTCTTGCCCTAAAGCTTTAGTCGCATTTTGTATTCCAAGCATATTTTGAAGTACAAAAAGCTGTAATGTTTTGTTGTAAGTTTTCTGTGAGTAATCCTCATCGTCATATATCATTGCTTGCACTGTGCCTCTACTGGCCTCATATGCGTTCATCAATAATTGGGCTGTTGGGTTACCAGTTAACAAGTTACTTGATAGTCCTGTTGAACGATAACTAAAGATTGGGTCATCAGTAAAGAACGTAGAACCTGTATCGATTGTAGCAGGAAGGATAGAAGCCCAAGCAGACCTTTGGAATGCAGCTTTACCCCAGTTCTGGTAGAACTCTTCGTCCGTCTTACCAAACTTTTTCTCTAAGAATTTCTTACGTTCTCGTTTGTTCATACCGACACTTTGTACATACGTCTGTCCGTACCAAGCCATACCTGCCATAAATGACGATGTCATAAACTGTGAGTATGCTTGTAAGTCATTTGACCTTAGACCGTGTAAGAGGTGCTTACCATAGGCCGTTGTCATAAAGCCTCTGAACTGCAACACAATCTTACCTGTCGTTGTGTCAGCAAAACCACCTGCAAAGATAGTTTCACCAATGTCATTCTCCTGGATTGTACGTCTGCCCCATCGTGACATAGCTAAAGAGAAAGCATCTCGTACATCATCATCCCATTGTTCAATGTTTAGTTTGGTAAGCTTACCGCCTCTTGAGCCTTTTGTTGTATCAGAGAATTGACGTATGCTTTCCATAATTCTATCACGCATATCATTAGATATACCTAAGTCAGCGTATCGCTGTTCTGACATTTTACCAATGTTCTTACTAAATACCTTACGGCTGCCTAATGCACTCTTGCCATCAAAAGCTTCGTCAGCAAATTTCTGCAACATACCTTTCATAGCTAGGCGTTTCATAATCATATTGACGCCATTCATACCAGATACATCGGCAGTAAACCTTCCAAGGTGGTCAAGGCCACGCTCAAACTGACTCATGCTATCCGCACCGATACCTGCCCGTGAGCCAAAGTCATCCATTGTATTTGTGATTTGGTTAAGCATTCTTTCGTTACCAAAGCCACCAAAGAACACCTCAAACTCATTAACCAATGCATCGTCAACCTCACCGTCTTTGTGACGCTTCAGCATTTTTCTAAGTTCTGGTAGATGTCGAATAGTTTGTTTAAGACCAATAGCAGATGTTAAGTTTCCAATCTCCGCTAACTGAGCAAAACCAACTTGGTTCATAACCCTAGCAAAGTTGTACTTTCTAGCTACACGACCAAACGTAGACCAAGCACCACCAACATTATCTTCTAGTGGTTTACCTGTCAGATGGTCATAGACACTTTGTAGTGCTTTCATTTCATTCTGCCTAAAGAACTCATCCTTACGAGACATAGTTCCATTTAGCTTTTCTAGTTCTGTTTCTTTCTTCAGTTGGTTAATCACTGAATCAAAGTCTGCTCTAGATTTAAAACCTTTGTTAGCCAGAGCAATCTGACCAGACAACGAATTGATATAACTCAAGAACAACAACTCTGAATCATTTTCTAGAAAGTCATCAATCCTTAGTTCTGCATCAGCGTATGTCTCATCTAAATCAATACGTCTTTTAAATTGTGTAATACGTCCTGCTTTGTCTCTGTCTGTTTTAAATACAGATGACAGCAACATACCAATGTCATCATTCGACATATCGGTATTTGTTCTTAGGTATGACGCAAGGTCTTCACCTTTTGATTTTAGAATCCTGTCAAGGTTAACACCAAATGTGCCTTCACCATCCATAACGTGACGTAGCAAAAGCTTAGATAAATATTTAGTACGTTTAGCAAATGCTTCGGCTGATTCTTCACTACCTTTAGTTTGCTTCATAGACCGTGCAATAAATTCTTCTAGCTTCTTTCGGCCTTTTCCAGGATATTTACGGTCAAACTTTTCTATTAGCTTATGTACTTTTTTCTTAGACCAAGTACGAGTCAGATAGTTTTTGTTTGCTTTAATATCTTCTGAACCCTTAACACCAACTTTCTGTGCTAGTGTTAGTACATCTTCATAAACTTGTGCTTGTACTTTAGCCACCTTGTTTGCTGCGGGCGATACGCCTTGTCCACCGTTACGGATAGACTTAGCAATCAACTCATTAAACTCTTCTCTTGTTGCTTGAGAGTACAAATGCTTTGTGTTTAGCTGACGCTCTTTTAGAAAATCTTTAAATGACGGGATATATGTACGATAGTATTGTGTTCTAAACTTACCAGACTCAATATGTTTGATAGCTGTAGCTGTAGACTCTCTAACTATACCGCCTGTAGCGTTAGGGTCTTCAGTCAACACTTTAGCTAACTGACGCATTAACGGA